CCAGAAGCCTCAGAATGACCATGGTAGATACTCTCAATATGATTTGTCCTGCAGCCGCTTTAGTTACTGCAACTGCCATTATGATTTCTAAGAATGTTGACGTGCGTGGTACCATGTCAGCATTGTGTGAAAAGCTATCCGACGATCCCATCCACACTGCGGACCTCGTCCGAGACGCCTTCACACACAGTGTGATTCCTCCGTTCCGCTTGACGGAAGGTCACACTCACCCCTCAGCCGCCGCTGCGAGAACCGCCGCTACTTCTTTTACCAGACAAATGTCAGCCTATATGGGCGCATCTGTCTACTGCATGGGTATGTCCCGCAGTGATCAAAGGAAAGGCCTACGCGGATCACGCCAGTGGTGGTGGGCTAAAGACACCAATATCCAGAACAGGAACGATGTGAGTTTGCCCCGTGATGTTAGATATATCTGCGACGTGGACTACTACGTAGACATGCCCGCTTTACTAGCAACCGAGGCTAAAACCACAGTTCTGTATACTGTTGTACCCGATTCCGCAGCATCCCTTACGGAAGATACATCGATTTGTTTTGACAAACAAGGACAGTTAATCACCAAAGTCGCTGGAGGTGGATCTTACATCCATCGCCTTTGGGACTATTCAGGTGATTCTTTGATTGCCCACGCTTGGCGATCTGGCTATCCTTACATGACGACGTATGCCATAGAGAGAAAACAGGTTTGCAAGAATAGGCAGATCATCTTATTGACGCCTTTAAAGACGTTCAATGGATATCTAAACTACTTTCTCGCGTCCTTTCTCATCGACGGCAAATACCTGGAGAGATTCAACCCTATTGTCTACACTGAAGCCGGTCCATATGTTCGATTTCAGATCCAGACTAGAGATCGATGTTTGATCACTACTGGAAAACCCGATACATATTTGTCAGCCACCATCGAGGCTCAATTGGACGATACTATCTCATCAGTCGCGCGTCTGGGAACAACCAATTTGATGTTACCCACTGTCGCTAGTTGGTTAGAAAAGGAAGAACGTCGGGCGGCCGTGATACTCACTGAATATCACAGAAAGGCCGTAGGTGCGAAAATACCGACTGTCTACCCCGTGGAAATTGGAGTGCGCACTTATCAATACGAACCCAAACAGTATGACCCCGAAGCCAAACCGAAAATTCAGGCTTTCATGAGTCCGCTGGTACACGAGGCCTTCGCTCCGGTAAACAATGCCGCGAGTGAAAGAGCATGTGTTGAAGGTCGTATTGTAAAGTTACGCAAGCCAGAACCAATACACGACAATTTTAGAGAACAGTGCATGCAGGAGTTTACTACCCTGCTGTTAGATGGTGCCGTTCTCGAGCCGTATTGTTATGATGCGGTCGCCGAAAATCAGACGCGCCCGGCACAGAAGCTTTCGCTCGCGAAAGCTGCCGTATGCGGACCAGCGCAGAAACGCGTTTTAAAGTCTTTCCTTAAAGCTGAAGCTTACCTTGGACCGAAAGATCCTCGTAACATCAGTACGTACAATGACGGAGACAAGCTCGATATGTCGAGGTTCGCCCTGGCACTATCCGCTCACTGTAAACAATTCCCGTGGTACGCACCTGGCAAGACTCCCATCCAAATCGCTCAACGTGTGACCGAGATCTGTCAAAATGCTCACGCATTTGTCAACATCTCAGATTACACGCGTATGGATGGAACCGTTACGCATGCACTGCGCCGATTAGATCGAGTGGTTATGATGTCCGCCTTTCAACACCACTCGGGCGCTATGAATGAATTGCTCAAGAGAAACAGCGACAACACCGGCTACATGCCCCACGGTACAACTTATGACCAAGGACCTTCGCATGGATCCGGTTGCCCAGCCACTTCACTCTTCCAAACATTGCGCGCAGCCTTTACAGCCTACCTCGCCTATCGTCATTCCAAATTATCCAATGGTACGACGTACAGCCCGGAAGAGGCTTTCGACGCCCTCGGAATTCACCTTGGTGATGATGGCGTCGATGCTGACCTGCCACTCAACAGCCACAACTGGGCATCAGCCAAAGTCGGCCTTATCATTGAAGCCAACACAATTGTACGCGGAGAGCGAGGGGTTAATTTCCTCGCTCGCATTTACTCACCAACTGTCTGGGATGGAAATCCTGATAGTATGTGTGATGTCAAGCGACAATTGTCCAAGCTTCATACTACGGTCCGCTTACCTGCTGGAGTCCCGGCTGAGACAAAGCTTGTTGAAAAAGCAATGGCGTTCACGGCGACATATGACCGAACCCCAGTTATCGGTGCGCTATGCCGCAGAGTACTTGATCTCAGTACTCATAGGCCTACCACTAAACTCGGAGTCGGGTCCTGGTGGAGCAAATTCCCCAGAACTGTCCAGTACCCCAACCTCGATGATAGCCAGTGGATGGATCATGACTTCGATATTCAGTTCCCTGAATTCGACAGACTTATCTTTAACACATGGCTATCTTCCACACGGTCGGTCAAGGACATACTTGCAGCCCCACTTTGCGCGGAGCCTAGACCTCCTAAGCCCCAGTCTGTTGATGTCGTCGTCGATGGCGACTGTCTTAGAAGTGCTCAAGACCCAATGCCGCAAACGTCAAGTGACGTTGGCAATCCAGTCCCAAGTATATCAGATAGTCCCCTCCCGGAAGAAACCACGTCAACGCCCTCCCACACCAGTGGCCGAGATCTCTCAAGATCCTCCACGAAACCCAAGCAATCCCGTCGCTTGCGTCCAACTGTGACAAAGTCAACGACTGAGGATTCCACCAATCGCAC